AGTATTTATCTAGAATAGAAAACAGATCATGTGGAAATTAAAGACGATAGAAGCCGAAAATCTCTGCGCCTTCCGTTCACTGTCCTACATGCTGCGGCAAGGCGTGACGACATTGATTTTCGGCGATAACCGGGACAATGACTCCCAGCAGTCGAACGGGGCCGGCAAGTCTGCCCTGTTGGAATGCATTGCCGTGGGTATTACGGGCAGCCCGCTTAGAAAGATACGCTCGGAGGAGATTATCAACGATGCGGCGGAAGAATGCCGTATCGCTTTGCGTTTCATCAACGATTCCGCCACCGAGGAACTGCTCGTCAACCGCCGTATCCCGCGCAAGGGGACTTCCTCTGTCAGCTGCACGCTTTACCGTGGGGGCAGGCAGGTGATGACCGACGAGGCGGTACAGCCTTCGGTTGATGCCTATAACCGGTATATTCTTGACAAACTGGGTGTCACACGCGACGAGCTGCTCAACAATTTCATCCTTTCCAAATACCGGTATGAGGATTTCCTCTCGTCATCGGACAAGGAGAAGAAAGAGGTCATCAACCGTTTTTCCAACGGTATCCTGGTGGATGAAGCCATAGCCAAAGTGGAGGAAGACATCGTGCCGCTCTCTGAAAAGAAACGGCAGGTGGAATTGGAACTGGCCGGGTTGGACGGCCGTATCGGGATGTTGCAGGAGCAGATACGCAAAGAGGAGGAAGCCGGAGCCGAGCGGGGACGTACCCGTGTGGAACGTATCGCGGGACTGGAAGCGGCCATAGCGGCCAAGAGGGAGCAGATCCGTACCGGGCACGAGACCGTGGACAGGCTTGAGGGACAGCTTGCCGGAGTGCAGCGGGCGGACGAGGCTTTGCAGGAACTGGAAGCCGGAGATACCGCATTGGAAGCGTGTCTGGAAAAGATAGCGGAAATGATGTCCCTCTTTCCCGATGCCCGGCAGACGAAGTGGGACAAGGTCATTGCCGAAAAGAAAGGACGGTTACAGACCGCCACAGAGCGGCTGAAGGATTGCGATGCCGTCTTGAAGCAGGCGGAACAGGGACTGAAAAACAGGACTGACGGCTGGGAACAGTTCAAGAAGGAGTATGCCGCATTCTGTGAGGCATACAGGGATCAGTCCGATACGACTGCGGAGAGACTGAGGAAAATCGACATCCGTCTGCGCGACCTGTCCGGCAGCATCGAGGAACTGCGTCATAAACGGCGTATCGTTTCTGCCGGTATCGACAGCCTCTCGAACAAACTGGCCGGCTCCATCACCTGTCCTTTCTGCGGGCATGAGTTTCTGGTGGCGGAACCGCAGTTCGACATCAAGGCCGGCATGAAGGAACTGAAACTCCGTCAACGGCAGCTCACGGAAATCAACGGCCGTATCGATGAGAAGCGGGAGGAGACGGATGCCGTGGAGTTGCAGCAGAACCGGCTGAACCATGAGCGCCGGACATTGGAAGGTAGACGCACCGGATGGGAGGAGCAGCTGGCCGGGCACGAACGGGCCGTCAGGAATGCCACCCGCCACATGGTAGAGGTGGAAAGCGGGCATAAACGCATCGCTTCCGAAATTACCGCCCTGCAAAGTGAAATCGAAGGTGTCCGCCGCAAGGTATTCGACGAGGTGTTCGGATTCATAGACGAGCGCAATGCCGCACTGAACCGCGGCATACGGGCAGGCAAGGAAGATATACAGGCCGCGGCCTGCGCCATCGACACCTTGCAGGCCACGATCCGGGAGCTGGATGAGGCGGCTTCACCCGACCTCATACAATCGCTCAAGGACACTCTCCGTGAAACGCGCGGGAAATCCAACGAGGCGGCAGGGCGCAAGACGGCCGTCGATGCCCGGGTCCGTGCCCTGGAGATACAGCGGGAACGGTTCGTGCAGTTCAAGACCTATCTGGCCAACACGAAAATCGAGGCGCTCAGCCGTATCACCAACGAATTCCTGCAAGACATCGGCAGCGACATCCGTATCCGCTTCGACGGGTATACCGTCCTCAAGAGCGGTAAGGTAAGGGAGAAAATCTCCATCTCGCTGTTGCGCGACGGCATGGACTGCGGCTCGTTCGGCAAGTTCTCGGCAGGCGAAGCCGCCCGTGTGAATTTGGCGACCATCCTTGCCATGCAGAAACTCGTGAACGGCAACTGCGACGGGGACAAGGGACTGGACCTGCTCGTGCTGGACGAGATACTCGAGGCGGTCGATGAAGCGGGGCTGGCCTCCATGTTCGAGGCGCTGAACTCGCTCGGCGGTACCGTGCTGGTCGTCTCGCACGGGAATGTGGCGGAGGGGTATCCGCATAAACTGGTAATCGTGAAAGAGAATGGCGAATCGAGACTCGGAGAATAGCGTACTGACCCGGGAGCAGGTACTGGCGCTGGACATCGCCACGCATACCGGATACTTCTCCCTGCATGAGGCCGGGACATGGAACTTCACCGAAAGCAAACGGCGCAACGGCAACAAGATGCACGGCGCTTTCAGGACTACGCTGCTCTCGCTGCTCCGCCGTTACGGCATCCGCCGCGTCGTGGCCGAGGATGTGAGCGTGAACCGCCATTTCTACGACATGCGGCGGCTCTCGGAACTCAGGGGCATCCTGCTCGAAGTGTGCGATGAACTGGATATCCCGGAACCGGAGTTCGTCAACCCGGCTGTCCTCAAGAAATGGGCGACGGGAGACGGACACGCCACCAAGACGCAGATGGTTGCGGCCTGCAAGGACAGGTACGGTATTGTCCCGGTGGATGACAACGCGGCGGATGCCTGCCACCTCTTCTACTATTATATCCGCAGGCACAGGCTGTGACAAGCCGACAACGGTTTGGATTTTTTCCGGGCGGCGGTAATGCTGCCGCCCGTTTTTTCAATTGACGCTCACGGTAGCTGACAGATTAGGACATGAGATTCATTATCAACCTTTTCAGTCAGTGGAAACGTGGAAAAGAAAGATGTGTTTATTGCGGTTCTCCAGCCTGAAGACGAATCCGCGAGACAGAGGGCGGAACTTCTCAGAAAATATGTGATGCCGCACAGGAATCTGATATACAGCATTTGTATCAAATATACCTATAACCAGGAGGACATCGAGGACAACTACCTCGAGGCGTTGGCCAACTTCTTCAAGTATATGGACAGTTATGACCCGGCCCGGCCGGTAAAGACCTGGATCTATGCCGTGACCAAACGGCTTGTGGCGGACCTGAACAACCGCAACAGGAACCGCATGCCCCCGGATGACAATATCGACATTTCGGAAATATCCTCTTCGCTGTCGGATGAGGACGAACCGTCGGGAAACAGCATGGGGATGGACAACTACCGCGAGTTCTATAACGATGACATTCTCTGGGCATTGGACCGGCTCAAACCGATTTACCGGGAAGCCCTGCTCTTGCAGCAGGCCGGTTACAAACTCGGGGAAATCATGGAAATCACCTATAACAACGGTACTTTGCAGACCAGGAACGTAGAGACGGTAAAAAGCCGCATTTTCCTGGCCAAGACGCAGCTGCGCAAACTATTGACACGCGATGGAGAGAAAAGAATGGATTGACGGATGCCGGAGGCTCTTTACACGGCTGGTCCGCACCACGGTGTGGGCGGATTTTGTGTTCCCTACCGGCGGCAAGTCGGACAGGCAGCTCGGGATGTGTTTCGACGGCTTGTGCCGGGAGGTCGTCTCCGTCAGCGCGGAACGCTTGTCCGACTTCTGTATCTGCCAGACATATGCCATTTCCGGATATGATACCGCGTATCGCAGGAAATGGAACGTCTCCCATTCATTCGGGAAGAAAGCCATCGGCCGCTATCTCTGCTCGGGAAAGGAACGCCGCTACCGGGAGGACCGGTGGCTGAAGAGTTTCGGGCTGTCACGGCAGGATCTGGTGCGGGCGGTGGAAGATCGCCGCAGCCATCCGTTCGGACGTTTTATCTATCCGGAATACGAGGAGGCGACCAAGCGGCGACTGCTCTCCACCGAAGCGGGATATCTCGTCTGCGCGCTCTCCACGCTGATGTGGACGCCTTTCTCCCCGTCATGCTCAAAATGTGCGAAAGCGGAGCCGTGCCGCAGAAGGACACAGGCGCGCTATCCGGAACTGTACCGTATCCGCTGTGAGGCGTGGCGGAAAAAGGAGGCAAAGCCATGAGTGCCGTCAATCCGCTCAGTGCCGAGTTCCTGTATGAACTCTATGCCACGGCGCTCAGACAGGAACCGTTGTGTGCCGTCCTTACCCGGCATATGCGCAAGGAATACCTGCCGGACCGTTCGTTCCAGCGGGTACAGGAGGCGATAGCCGCACATTTCAGGACATACAAGGCACCGCCGTCGTATGCCGTGCTGGCACAGACCTTCCATGAGGATTACGACGCCATCGAGCTGATAGACACTTTCCGGGAGTATGACGAGGGACAGAGTGCCGAGGTGATGACCGACATGCTGGAGTCCTACATCAAGGGGGTCCGGTTGCAGTCGGTCTATGTGGAGGTCGGGAAACTGTATAACGAGAACAAACAGGACAAGGCGGAGAAGACTCTTCGGGAATATGCCGAGTGGCTGGCAGGGTTCACGCTGAAGAGCACCTCGTTCGTCGATGTGGCCGCGACTTTCAAGGAGCGTTTCGAGAGGAACCGCCGGCGCGAGGAGGAAGAGGAACGCTCGGCCGCCCCTCGTGTGTCCCGCTTCTACATCCCGTATCTGGATGCGCTCAATGCCGGACGTAACCTGCGAGGGCAGCTGACCTGTTTCCTGGCCAGCACGGGCGTGGGAAAGTCGCACATCGCCAAATGGATCGGTGTCAGGGCGGACATCGATGACGGGCTGCATGTGCTGCATTTCCAGCTGGAAGGTTCGGAAGAAGAGGCGTTGAACGCCTATTCCGGCGGACTGATTTCCAGGAACGCCTACTATTACGAGCGGGGAAAGATTTCGGATACGGAGATGAGACATCTGGAAAAACTGGTCGCCTCGTATGCCGGAAGCATCACGGTGCGCAGTTACCCGCGTTTCAATGCCCAGGTCTCGACACTCGACATCAAGAACGGCATTTCGGAATACAGGAAGCTCAAAGGATATAATCCGGACATCGTGATTGTGGATTCGATGGACTTGCTGACGGATGCCAACCGCCGTTCATGGGGAGCCGACCATGAACGGGCGAAGCGTATCGCGGTGGCCAATGACCTGAAGGACCTGGCGGCAGACGAAAAGGTATGGATGGTCGTGACATATCAATCGACCATTGAAGACCGTGAGTGGCTGAATGACGAAAGGAATGTACTGACAGAGTACAACTGTTCGGAGGCCAAAGGTCTGGCCCGCCCGTGTACGCACCTTGTTTCGCTCAACCAGTCATCGGCTGAAAGAAAGGAGAACGTGATGCGCCTGCACGTTGCCAAGAGCCGCTTTTTCAAGAAGGGAGATACCATCAAAATAGCGACGAACTACGACAACGAAGTGTTCTATGACGGGCAAAGGACGTTGAATCTGAACAGAGAATAAAAATGCCATTAACGTGTCTGCATCAATGGCATTTGTTTCTTGTCAGGACAAAAGCCATTTCCAGATTGGAATTATTTCGACGGTGTTTCCGTCAATCTCCAATTTCCGTTCCTCATCCCTTGTTATTACCATGAGTTTTTTACAGGAAACAGCCGACGAAAGTTTCAATAAAGCCTTGATCTCCCTCTCAAAGGTTTCGGTATCAGTAAGAGAATAACAGACTTGGATAGCCAGTTCCTCTTCCGGGATGTAAAAATCCACCTCTATACCGTGGTTGTAAAAATAAACGGCATCTTCTCTGCCATATTTACGCAGCAGATTGACGGCAACCATGTTTTCCAATAGAGAGGTTTCCGGATC